CTGCATTAGGAGATATAAGTCCTACATTTTCGTTTATAAGATTAACACCAAAAGTAAAAGGTGCACCTACAAACTGCATACTATACAAAGAGGTATCAGTCCAAATAAGTATTTCTTGTCTTGATCTTAGACCACCTACTATTTGTGATCCTGATGATAGTCTTAGTGAGCCTGCTGTGTTGGTAGAAGTGGGTTCCCAATTAGTTGCACTTTCTTGATCTGAAAACGCTATAAGCATGGGATCTATAACGCCCGTTCTTGAGCTACCACTGATCGGATCAGCACCTAAAACTATAACGTGTCTATCAATATCACTTACTATGACTTGTAATCCTTTAGTTGGTACAAGATTTGCACCACTTAAACTACTTAACTCTACTGCTCTAGTGCTTGTTCCGTTAGTTTCATCCCAATAATAAATACTACCTGCTCTTGGATTTATAATTAAATCTTCGCCAAAAGCATCATGTGACCATAATCTTAATTGTCCAGCCTCTGTCAATGCAGTTCCTGATCCCCATGTGCCAGCACCCCATGTTCCAGCACCCCAACCTGTCGATGCTACGAAAACATCTAGCCCTACATTTATTTGATAAGTTCCTACAACAGAAGAACCACCGTTACCACTATCTGAGGAATTAGCAGTTACTGTAGTGCCAGATGTATCTTTTGCTTCGATTGTATAGCTATTTGAATTTATTACGGTTGCTATTTGATATTCTTGATTAAGAACAGTAGCGGTAATGTTTCCACCCAAACTAGATGCACCACTAAATGTAACAAAATCATTTTGCACAGCACCATGACTTGTATCTGCAACTGTTATTGTTGCATCGCCATTGCTTGCAGAAAATGTTACATCTCCTGCACTTGTTGTTGATCTTATTGGAGTGACATCATCAAAGCTAGAACCCTCCTTTATGTAATATTTAAGAGTAGTTCCAAGTCCTAAATATTTAGTTGCATCTAAAGAAACCCAACTTAATAGTGCTCTGCCTGTACCTAAGTAAGATGAACTGGTTTCTTTTTCCCAACCACCTATTTTTTCTGGTAGTCCTTTTCTAAACCTAACTAAATTACCATCTGTCCAGCCACCCTTACTCATAAGGTCAGTCATTTCTTTATTAATACCAGGATTAAATTGTAATTTAGTTAATGGCATAGCTATACCTCATGCCATTCTTTGCCTTCAAATAATAAGGCTTCTGCTTCTCTTCTTCGCACAAGACCCTCAAGAACTTTACCTCCAGCTTTGTTCCAACGTTTTATTTGTTCAGGTACATTATTCCAATCTATATGACTGCTATTTAATACTTTTAACAAAGTTGAATTTTTAAGATTTGTTGGCCCTAAATTAAAAGTCCAAGAAACCAAAGCGTCAAATTGGTTTTGTTCTAGTGACACTTCTACTAAATCATTTACTGCCTGCTCAAATTTTTCTACATCTTCGAGTAACAACATATCTGCTCTTTCTTGAGATATTGACATACCCTCGGTTATACCGTGTGTAGACCCATAGCCTATTGTCCAAACTCCAGCAGCACATTTATAGGATTCAAGTTTACATCCTTCAAATTTTTTTATTAAAGACAAACCCTCTTGTGATATTTGCATGTTAATCTCCTTTTTCTGGGGAGTGAGATGCTCCAAAATAGAACGAAATAATTGCACTTGCCAATCCTCCTAAATAACCTAGCACTAAATTAATTAATGCTTCTGAGTTTTGTTCTGGTGGTTGTAGTGTTACTAGAAATATATATCCAAGAAAGCCACCTATAGTAAATAAACCAATAATTCTTGCAGTCCAATCTTTGCTGAACATACCTCTAGCGTGTTGTTTATCTTGTGTTTCTAGTTTAAATACATCTACATCAAGCTCTTTCATCTGTACTTCAAACTCTTGTTCTGCTTTTTTAAGTTCTAACATTTGCTCTGGCGTAGCATTTTGCATAGCTTGTTGTATAGATTTTTGGTCGTTAGATACTCCAAGCACTTGTGCTATTTTACCCATAGCCATGTTACCTAGTGGTCCTCCCATAGCTGATCCTAATGTAGGAGCTACAGCTCCAACGATATTTTTTAATAATCCTTTCATACTAATATACTCGTTAATACTGCTATACCAATGGCACCAAGGAAGCCAAACACACCGAAGGTTGCTGCTTTCATAGTTGAATTAATATAGGTTATTTCTTCTTTTATATCAGAAAACTCATTAAAAGCAGTTTTCCAACGTTCATGTGATATGGTTTCTAACTTGGTAAGTCTTTCTGCAACATCATTGACTGTCATTTTTTTATTAACCATTTTGTAATGTATATATTTTAATTGGCTTTTCTTTGCCTTTAACAAAAATACTATCAAGTTCTTTTAGCATTATTTGATCACTAAACGCACTTGAACTGATAGTATCATAACCTATAACAATATCTTCTCCAACTTCCTTAGTTGAACTTTCAAGCCTAGCTGCAAGGTTTACTGCATCACCTATGGCTGAGTAATCAAACCTAGTATCACTACCCATATTACCTACAACAGCGTATCCAGTATTAACACCTAGTCCTATTTCAATACCAAGATCAGCTTTTTTAATATTGTCTTGTATTTCTTCAGCACATAACACTGCTACAGTTTCATGATTTGGTAAATCTATCGGTGCATTAAATATGGCCATCATTGCATCGCCAATATATTTATCTACCATGCCACCGTATTTTTTAACTGCATCAGCTTGTATGGTTAAAGCTTTGTTCATAATTTTAGTGACTTCTTCTGGCTCTAACTTTTCTGACATGGCAGTAAAGCCTCTTACATCACTGAATAGAAACGTGCAATATCTTTTTTCACCACCCAATACCAAAGAATCAGGGTTGTCTTGTAATTTTTTAACTTGGCGTGGATCAAGATAATGTTCAAACTGTTTTTTTATTTGTTGTCTTAGTTTGTATTGTTGTCTAAATCTTAAATAAAAAGCTATTGATCCTGTTATAAACTCTGATACTAATGTCCAAGAAACATCTATTAATAATCCTTTTTGTATAAGTATATATCCTACACTAGCTGTAATTATCATTAGTGCTGTGCCAACAGCTATACCCCAGGTAATACCTAATAAATGCAAAGCAAACCAAACTAAAGAAACAAATACTATTAATGAAAGTATTTCTACAGCTAGTGCGTAATCTGGTATATAAGGACTATCTTGTATTAATATACTTTCTGCTAAGGCTGTTTGTATTTTATGTGGCTCTAACAATCCAACAGGTGTTGCAATTTGAGGCATAACTCCATTTGCAGTAACACCAACAAATACAAACTTGCCAGCTACATACATTTCTTTTAATGTTGTTTGTTCTGTATCTACCCAACTAATCCACTTACGACCTAAGCTATCTGTTTTAACAGGTGGTATTCCTTGTATTGATATTTCTTCAATACCATTATCATTAGTTTTTATAATATAAGTTTTTACACCTAATAAAGATTTATATATTTGTGTGCCAAAACTAGGTATCCATTCGTTATTAGGTGTTTTTACTAAAAGAGGGATTCTTCTTACTAACTGATCAACGTCTGTGGGAGCTACAGCTAAACCTTGTATTGTTTTACTTGACAAGAGAGGATAGTTTGCTTTCACTCCCAAACTTATCATACCACCATTATCTTCACCAAGCACTACCGTTCCTGGTGATGAAGGATAATTACCCTTGCCATCTTCAAACATAGCTAATACTGATGGTGCAAATTGTAGAGTTTCAGCAAATATTTCATCACCTCCCATACGATCTTTTTGTGGAAAACTTACAACCCAACCAATACCCATGGCTCCGTTGTTAATTAAATCTAACTGAATTTCAGCTAATCTTTGCCTTGGTATTGGCCAACCACCCTCTCTTTCTACATCATCTTCAGTTATATTTAGTATTACAAAATTGCCACTAGGATCTGGCGTAGTTACAAAATTATCAAATACTTTAAGTTTTAATATTTGTAATGGCGTTGATTGATAAACTACAGGTGTTAAAAGTATTATAAGTATTGGTAATAATAATCTTTTCATTTAATCACTCTGAGTGATAGTGATTACACTATCTCCTCCTCCATTTATTTTAACTATATTAGAAACACCATCTTGTATTAATATTACGGTATATCCGTTGCCAGAATTTAAATCAACTTGCACTGACTCGCTAACGCTTCTTCGCAAACTAATTGTTTGTCCTGTAACTATTGTTGTTATTTGGGTATTAGTGTCTTGACCTATAAGCGTGCCTGTAATATTTACTCCTGTAGCTAAAGCAAGTTGATCTTCATCTTTCTCGACAGCTAGTTCATCCAATACATTAAGTAAATCCTCTAAAAAGTTTACATCTAAATAATTAATATCTAGTTCTGTAAATTCTAAATTATTTTCTTCTAACAAATCTTCAGCTAAATAATCTATATCAAGATCATTAAAATCTAATAAATTAACTGTTTTAGTTGTTGTTGCTTGTTCTTGATCTAATTGTTCTTCTTTGGGTGGCGTTACAATTAACATATTATCTATGATGTCTAAAGTAAGATCTAAAATAACAGGCTTAGTGGGTGCGTTTTCAAATACATCTACAGTAGTAGCTTGATAAGGTTTATTAAGTAAAACACTTCCTGTGGCTGTAACCACCTCTATTTCGCCACTAGAGAGCCCTAGAGCGTCTGGTAGCAAAATTATAAGGCTACGCCCTAGTTCATCAACTGTAGCCGTAAAATCAGTCCCACGTATCGCTATATTAGCTGTGGGTGTTTTTAGTTGTATATTCTGTTTGTCTATACGATTAAGATTACCTGTGATAAACCTTGCTGTGCCAAGACCAAAGGTAAGTGCCATCTTTGCTTTACTAGGATCAGGGTCGTAGATGTATTCGTCAATAAGAAGTTGACTATGCTCTGTAAGTTTTACAATAGATTTATCAAGGAAGGTAATAGCCATTCTTCCATTTTTGGTTATGGCCTCATCATTACTTTGAATAGCAAACTTTAAGTCTGCTTCATACGGCTTATCTCGGACAATTTGTGCTGTGCCGTTTAGCTCAGATATGTCACCTATATCAACAGCTTGTGCTTGTACCTTGGTCGTTTTGAATGACGCAAACAGTACCACTATTACCGATAGAAATAATTTTAAGCCAGTCATTATCTAATGTGCTTGATTGTGTTATGTTAAATGTTCTGCTATTACCAGTTTGATCTAAGTAAAAATAACCACCTGCATAACCAGATCCAGTAAAGTTTAATGTATTACTATCACCGTCTACATCAACATAACTTGTTCCACCATCATAATTTATATCAAAATCAAATGTGTTGCCGTCACCTTGTATAATCCAATCTAAATCAAGAGTTGCTGCTAAAGCACTTGTACCATGATCTAAAGTAAAGGTGTTTGTGCTACCTGTAACATCAACATTATAGTTTGAACTGTCAATACCATAAGTATTAGTTGGATCGCCTTGTATAGTGAAGGTATTACTATCTCCATCAAACTCAAAGAATCCTGTTATGGTATCACCTAATATATCACCTAAAAATTTATTGGAATCACCTATCTGGTTTATATCTAGTGTCATAGTAACACCGTCTAAATCTAATGCAGTTAGCGTACCTGCAACAGAATTAAGACCGCCAATAATGTTACCTGAACCTAATTGTTCAAGATCAATATTAGCAGTAGCACCACTCTGATCTACATATATTTCGTTATCAGCCGCGTATGTTGTCAACGCAGTCAGCGTCACAATCAGGCTTATCAATTTTAATTGATTCATTCTTTTTCTCCCAGAAACCTTTATCATAACCTATTTTTACTATTTGCAAAACTGCCTCCTCTATAGCCTTTTGTAGTGCTAATGTAGTAGGTTCATTTTCTGCATCACCCATTTCTATTTCTACTAGCTCTGTACCAGCTTCAATAAATTTAAAAACATCTTGTGATTGACCATAGCTAAAAACTTGTTTGCTAACTAAAACATCTATCAAAACTTCACCAGTGGCTATAGATACCATTCTTAAAGCTACGGTTATATTATCAATTCTATATTGTTTACTGCTACTAATACCTAAATATCTAGCACCTATACCACCACTTTTAATATTAGAGTCATAACCTAATACTGCTCCCTCCATAAGAACACCAGCAAATAGCAAAGGCATTATAGGTTTTGGACCGTCTGTACTTTCGTTTTGTTCTCTTGCAGAACGTATAAGCTGTCTTTCTTTTGTAAGATTATCAAGTCCAACTCTTTCAGCTACTCTAAAAAATTTACCATTTGCCGTATGTTTTAAACTTCTAATTAATAAATGTCCCGGTGCTTGCGTTAATGCTGTAGAGAATAAAGCAAATTCACTATTGCTTTTTCGCTGACCTGTTTGATCTGTAAAGCTGTTTGGATAAACCGCTACAACGATTGGAATTTTTGGTTCAGCTACTTTTAAAAGATCTTGAGATTGTATTTGTAAAATATTTGGTAAAGATTTACCTTGTCTGAAATTTTCGTCAATAGGATTTATACTACAACTAGAAAGAAAAATCGCCAATAGGAAGCTGTATTTCTGTAACATTACCGTTCTCATCCGTAATAATTAGAGTGATAACGCCATCTTCAATACTATATTCAATAGTGTTTCCCTCAAGTGTTAAAGTTCCTTCTGTGCTTGGTGTCTCTCCAAATAAATTTTCTACAAGCTGTCTTGATAGTTGTGCGTATATTCTTGATTCTAAATTTCTTATAAACCTTGCTAGTGTAGTATTTTCTTTATCTCTTTCTATTTGGTCTTGTATCGCTTTTAGTTCTTCTTTAATACTCATTTTTCTATTAAATTCTTGGTTTTCAATGGTTAAGTAATGTGATGAAGTATTAATACCACTAAACGAAGGATTTTTAAATTTATGAGTTATAGTATCTGCTTTTAAATTTACAGCAATAATTCCAAAAAATAATACAAAACCTATAAAAACTAAAGTTGTTGTAAGTCTATATTTTTCTAGTTCTAGTGATTCTATTTGTTTTTTTGTTATTTTCTTTTTCATTTAATTCTAAAACAGTGTTAACTTTTTCTTGTAATCGTATCATATCTTGGTCTAACAGGCGAAGTTGGTCAGTAAGGCGAATAATTGTTTTTTTCATTTCTGATACAGCCGGGTCAATAGTGTTGGTAATGGTTTGCCATACAAAATAAACAAAATATCCAAGGCCAACCACCATAATGGTCGTAAAGCCAAACTTTTCTACCAATACAACAATGTCCATCAGTCTCTTCTTGCGTCTATTTTACCGTCTTCTACAAAGTTTTCTGCTCTTGCTATTCTGTCTAAATCTGGTTTTAAATTTAAAGCACTAGATACTGATGTATCTATTCTAATCATATCGTTGTTCATGATTGAAGCTCTTGTGATAAGCATTTTGGTAATGCCTTGTATACCTTTTATGTCACTTACAAGATTGCCCATAAGTTGTTTCATAATAAGAAATATAAAGTAGCCCATAATAAGACCACCTGCTATGGGTAATCCGACCTTCTCTATAAGGTCAAACACTTCCATTAGTCTTTACTAGCTTCGCCTTTGAATGACTTGCTTGAGCCTGATGTTCCTGCGTATAAACCAAACCAAGCCGCTCCCGCACCTACAACAATAGATATAAGACCTGATTGTTCAAAGCTTGGTGATTCTAATGCCATAAACCAAAATGTTGTGTAGTAAAGCAAATACATATAAACGCTTAAAAACATTCTTGGAAATATTCTCCAAGAGTCTACAGCTTGTGCTAAATGTATAACCTTTTGCCATGGATTGACATTGGTTGTATCTTCTAAATCTCTAATTTTATCTTTTAATTGAGATATTTCTTGAATCATAGCCATGAACTTATTAAGGTCCATCTCTACTTCATTTCTATCCATATCTCCGCCAAATCTTCCTTGTCCGTCGTTCATATCAATCCTCTACTGGTTCAAACTGTCCTAATTCTATGAGCTTTTGTCTATTAACCAAATGCTCTGCTTCAATATCATCTTTGCTTTGACCAAAATAAGCTACAGCCAAATGCTGTGTAATCATTTGCTCATTTAAGTCTACATCATCAGCAATGATGCTTCCCAACACCCTGCCAAACTTACCTTTTTTGTCTAGCTTTGTTTTGACCTTTACAAGCTTTGCTTTTTCAATGTGGTCTAGTAAAAACTTTGAGGACATCTTGCCTCTAGCCTTTTCGTCTAAATCTCTTGTTCTTGATTCCGGGGTATCAATGCCGTACAAGCGTATACGAGACTTGAAAACAATATCAAAGCCACAGTCTATTTCTGCGTCTACTGTATCACCGTCTACAACTCTCGTGATATTACACTTGTATTCGTACATTATTTATCTTTGGCCTTGCCAATGTTTAAAGCCAACATATCAATAAATTTGTACAATTTACCAATCCAAATATCGTCCTTTGGCGTTGGTGTGCTTGCTGCTATCAAGCTTGAAATAGTTACGATAGCTGTTACCCACATTATTATATCTAAAATCATTTTTTACCCCCTTTGGTATTGTCTGATTTATCATCTATTGCTTCTTCTGCTTTTTCTTTAGTAGAACTAACAAAAGAATTTTCATAAAAACGCAAACTAGGTAAAAGTTCATTTATCTCAAACTCTAGTTTTGCGACCTTATCTCTTAAACTTCTTATATGCTTCATGGAATTAATTTGGTCTTCAGTCATCTCTGACTCTGCTATCTCCGTGCCGTCAGGCAATGTTGCTGTGTTCTCTTCCATTAATTTATCTCCTCAGATATTTGTTCTTGTTGTACATCCCAACAGTTTAAGTTGGATGCGATGGTTCGTCTTTCTCCTTCACCTTTGAAGGGATAGACCATATGTTGTAACCAAGAAGGAAAAAGTAATAACTTTCCTACTTCTGGGGTCATAACAAATGATTGAGCTGGTTTTAATCTGTCTCCGTCTATAACTGATACTTGTCCGTATTGAAATGCTATACAGCCGTCTGAATGTCCACTTTCGTTATATAACGAATAGGTAGGTGAATTAGCTGTAGCTTTTGCACCTATTTGTGGCGGTACTTTAGTCCAAGCTGTAGTTGATATGCCCATTAATGTTTTAGTGCCGTGGTCGTGTATAGGGTTATAATCACCATCATAACTATGTACTGACCAAGTCTCGTCTATTTGAACTTGTTTAGGACCTTTAACACTATTACCCGAAGCAGCAAAATGATTAATATATTTAGCACCAAGGCTGCAGATAAAATTATTATACTCAACCATTCTTTTATCATTGTGGTCTAACAGTAACTGTTCTCCTTTATCTATTTGCCCTACTAAAGTTTTTGCTAATGATTCTTTGTTTTTATCTTCCCTATACTCATCCATATAATCATTAACACT